CTTGGGCTTTACCCTTGAATTTTGCTGATGTTGAAAGTAAAGGCAAGTATTATTTTCAGTCTAAGTTTGTCATGTTGACTACTAATACCACTGATCTTTCCAAGTATGCGACCACTCTTTTGACCTATCCTGAGGCTTTAACGAGACGTCTTAAATTTTCTTTTAAGCTTATTCCAGACCCATTCTGGCTTAATGCTTCAGGTCACTTTAAGGTTGTTGAATTCAATGCGCATTGTGCCAAAGTGGGTTATTTTGATTGGGATGCTTGGACCCTTCAAGACCATAATTTCATGGACGGTAGCACAAAACATATCAGACGACGCCTTATTGACGTTGTCGATCAAATTGTTGCTACCATCCGGAATAATGAAGTGGAGTATCATAACTTCACTGAGATGGTCTTTCGTCCTACTGTTCCATTTCCACGTGATAAACCACAGACTGTTTATACCCACGAAGTCGTTGCTCAAGCGAATGACGATAGTGGTGAGACTTCTGCCGCAGGGGCACTGCGTGCAGCTCAAAAAAAGTTGGAAAGTGTTCCAGAATTTTATGATGCCGTTGAAGGTGACTCTTATACACAACGACCCGTTTTTCCAAACGTTCAGTTGCTCTTGGAACGCGAAAAGTTCAGGAGTGAACAGCAGCGTATGGGGGAAATTGTTGCGAAGTTTCGTGACTTTTGCTTGCATTCTAGTGTTAGCAAGTGGTTGCTTGGTGGAGCCTGTGTCACGCTCGCAGTTATCGCCTTGCGTGGTGCATTGAGTTATATTTCCGGTTTCTTTGACAAGAAGCAGGATAAACCCATCCCTAACCAGACCTTTAAGGGTATGAAACAAATTAGTGAAGCCAAGAGACAATTGTTGTTGAGGCTTGCCGATTTTGTTAGTTCTGAAGATCTGGAGGAGGATCCTGATGATCCCGATGCTCCACGCATTTTAACTACTAACCTATTCCTTAAAGCTATTGCTAGGTTTGAAGAGCACGTGGACTCACAATCCAACGTGCGTGAAAGAGCTCAGACTGTCTCTAAGAAGGGCCCTGAGCAAAGACAGATTATAGTTTCTCAGAGTGTCGACCAAGGAGTGGTTCATGCTTGTGGTAAAAGTACTTTTTTCACTACCGTTAATGGTGGTGGTGAGGATTGGTATCAAGTAGGCATCATCACTTTCGTTGTTGCTGAAATTGCCATTATGCCTTTGCATTATTTGGACCTCCTTAATTCTTATGTGGCTAAGGGCAAAATTTCACCAGAAGCCTTTATGTTGTTTAGATGCACTGGACAACCTGAGATGTTGGTAGAACAAGTTCGTGTCTGTGACTTCTTGAATTTCAAGAGGTATGAAGACCGAACACGTGATTTGATGCTCGTGCGTTTCCAAGGCGTGCGTATGCATCAAGACATCCTTAAGTTTTTCATTTCTGAGACTGATCTTAAGGGCTTGCCGCGTTTGCAAGTGCGCTTGGAGACAGTCGATCATAGTCCGGAAGGAATAATGAAATTACAACCACGTTCTTCATTTTCTAGAGGCGAGATCCTCTCAAGACTGGAATATTCTAATGGTGGTGCCGATCGCGAGTACAAGATTGTACAGGCTTTGAGGTATTCCATACCAACCGTTTCACATGACTGTGGTGCGCTTGCTTTTGAGTGTTCCAATAGTGCATTAGGTTGCAAACAAATTTTGGGATTTCATGTTGCTGGGACTAAGCCCAATGAATTAGGATTTGCCACTATAGTTACTAGTGAGTATTTGCATGAAAAGTTGCCTCTTTTAGGCAATTTTATTTGTCAGAGCGATATTGGCTTGCCTTCTGGCACTGAATGCTATGACGCTCCCATTAAAGGATCATTCATCCCTGTGATGGTTGTCGACAAACCCTGGTCCTGTGCCAATGTGAGTAGTTTGAGGAAGACGCCTCTCTACAATCAGTATGGCATCCTATCCAAGTATCCGGCTGCTTTGACGCCAGTTCAATACAAGGGTGAGACTAGGTATCCGCTCGTTGAAGCTTACAAGTCTTACCAAACATCGGTGCGCTTTATTCCCACGGCTAATCTGCGTGCCGCTACCTCTGTTGCATTTCGTCCATTCAAACTTGCGACGACTCAGGATCCTCGTAAGATTTATTCTTTCGAGGAAGCCGTGCGCGGTGACAAGTATGACGAAAATTTCAGAGGTATCCCCCGTGGTAAGTCTCCTGGTTATCCTTATAATGTGGAAGGCTACCGCAACAAGAAGAAGTTTTTTGGTTATGGTGAGGAATATGAGTTCACTTCTCCTGAGTGTTCTGCTCTCAAGGAACGCGTCGAAGGCATTATAGAGAATGCTAAGAATGGTGTTCGTGAGTGGCATATATACACTGATTTTCTTAAAGACGAACTCAGGCCAATACCCAAAGTCCTTGAAGCTAAAACTCGATTAATTTCTGGGGCGCCCATGGCTTATGTCATTGCGTTCCGGATGTTTTTTGGTGCCTTTACGAGTGCGGTGGCGCGTACTCGTATTGTGAATGGCACGGCTGTTGGTCTCAATCCTTATAGTGAGTGGGGTGTTCTTGTTCGACATCATCTCAGTCATGGTTCTAAATGTGTTGCTGGCGATTATAAAGCCTTCGACGCACACGAACAGCCAAATATTCATATTGCCCTTTTGCGTGAGATCAATGATTGGTACAATGATGAATTTTCGCTTGTTAGGGAAGTTCTGT